AAAGACTGCTGGTCAACAATATGAAATTACAGTATGGATGTATGAATGGGGTGGCGGTGCCGCTTTAGATATTAATTACTGTATGACTAACTCTTATTCAACTTCTTGTCAAACAGATATACCAACTTCATGGTTTTCAACAACACAAGTTACACCAACCTCAGGTATAACAAATGCACAAACAACGAGTTTCAATAATGCTAGAAATAAGGCCGTAAACGGTAATCAAATTTATATTACACAAACAGGAAATAGTAACACACTAAACATATTACAAGACGGTGACGATAACTTAATTATTGGTACAGACTTAACTTCATCAGCTGTAATAACTGGTGATAATAATGCTTTAGATTTAGACCAAATTGGTAATGATAATGTTTTAGGTTTAGATATTGTTGGTTCATCAAACAATGTGGCAGTCACACAAAACGAAGACCAAAGAGCAATACTAGATATAACAGGTTCATCAAACAATGTAGATTTAGACCAATCAGCAATCAACTATGTTGGTGAACATTATATGGAAGTTATCATAGCTGGCAATAGTAATAATGTTGATATAGACCAAACAGAAACAGGAAATAAAAAATTATTTTTAGATATAGACGGTAGTAATAATGTCGCAGTTGACCAAAAAGGTACAGGCAATCATTATGCAGAAATAACTTTGACTGATAGTCATAATGTAGATGTAACACAAGACGGAAGTGGTGACCACAATGCCACAATTAATTTAAGTGGTAATTCTTCTACTATAGATTTGACACAAGACAGTAGTACCTCACAAAATTATTATCTATATCAAAATTGTACACAGGCAAGCTGTTCAGCAACTGTGACACAGAATTAGACATACAAGGAGAGAGAAAATGTATGAACTATATAACACAAAAGAAAAAATATATTTTTTAATATGTGGACTATTAATTACGGCATGTGTGGTATGGGTGACACATATTGCTTGGAAATATGATAGAATTAATGAAGAGTGGGATAAAAATTTCACAACACCATCAGAATTTTGGATTATAGAAAGAAAGATGTCTAAATAAAATTGATGAAGAGATTTTTTACCCATTGGACTTTTGCTTTTGTTACCTTGTTTGCCTTGACATGGATAGGTTTACAAGACCCTCAAATCAAAGAGATTGTGAGGTTAAAATCTTTTGACTTACAATTTCAATCACAAACAAAAGAAATATCACAAGACATTGCTATTGTCGAGATAGATGAAAAAGCAATAGAATTACATGGTCAATGGCCGTGGAAAAGAGATGTACTAGCAGGTCTAATAGAAGAATTAAGACAGGCAGAAGTAGGTGTCATTGTATTACCTATATTGTTCTCAGAGAAAGATAGACTACAAGGTGATGACGCATTAGCAAAAGCATTAAAAGATAATTTTGTTGTTGTTGCACAAACAGGTTCACATCAAACTACAAAGAATGGTTACCCTAGAGGTGTTGCAAAGATTGGTAATCCACTAGAATGGTTATTTGAATGGCCAGGTATGGTAGGACCAATACCAGAGATTGGCGACAATGCAGCTGGTGTCGGTGTAACAAATGTCGCACCTGAAATAGATGGTGTCGTAAGAAGAATGCCATTGCTTATGAAAATAGGTAATGATGTTTATCCATCACTTGCAATAGAAGTTATAAGAGTTGCAGTTGGTGACCCTAGTTATCAAGTGAAAGCTGGTGACGCAGGTATCATTGCAATGAGAGTACCAGGTTTTGCAACTATAAACACAGATGCAAATGCCAGAATATGGTTAACATGGAACAAAGAATATCCTACTGTATCATTAGCAGAGGCAGGACCAGGAAGTTTTGATGACTTAAAAGGTAAAACAGTTATCATAGCTTTGACTGCTGAAGGATTAGGTGGTGTGATTGCAACACCAACAGGAAGTAATTACGATTATGTCGCAGTTGCCTCAACACTACAAACAGTTATAGATGGTGTCAACATAGAAAGACCAGACATATCATTTTTAATTGAATTGGCTGTTGCCTTTCTAGTAGGTTTTGTTATAATAATACTTGCAAGATTTACTCCATACTATATTGTTGGTGGTTCTATGGTTATCTTTTCGATAGCTGCCGTATATGGTACACAATATTTTTTCAATACAAGATTAATGTTAGTAGATGTCACTTGGATATTAGTGACAATAATGTTTGTTGGTTTACATAGTATATTCAACAGATTTATACTAGAGTTTTTTGAGAAACAAAAGATTAAGAAACAGTTTGCTGGTTATGCCTCACCTACTGTAGTAAAAATGTTACAAGAAAACCCTAGTTTAATTAAAGACGGAATGAAGAAAACAGTGTCCATATGCTTCTCCGACTTACGAGGCTTCACTCCCCTTGGCGAAAGCTTTGGTGATGATGTAAAGGGCTTGACTAAGTTGATGAACCAATATATGGATGCTATCACAGAACCAGTTTTAGATGCTAAGGGTATGATTATAAAGTATATCGGTGACGCCTCCATGCACATCCACAACGCTCCAATTGACGACCCACACCATGCTAAGAGTGCTGTACAAACTGGACTGAATATGTTAAAAGCAGTGGAGAAGTTTAATGTGGCACTACAACGAGATAACAGGCCGGCAGTGGGTATGGGTGCTGGTATTAATACTGGTTTGGGGTACCTTGGGGAAATGGGTAGCACAAAAAGACATTCGTATGATGTTCTTGGCGACGCTGTATCAACAGCAGCAAGGATTGAAAGTAAATGTAAAGAGTACGGGTGCGTCCTATTAGTAGGAGAAAATACATACGAAGCAACTAAAAACGATTTCTTTTATTTAAAGATTGATGACCTAGCAGTTAAAGGTAAAACTGTAGGCATTAGTATCTACACAGTTTTAAGTGACGCCAAATATATGATGAACAATACTAATTGGGGTGTCGCTGAAAATCAGCACATTAAGATGCACAACTATTATAAAAATCAACAATTCGATAATGCAATTAGATTGTGTAAATCTTTAATGACTGAATTTGATGGCAAGATGAAAGGATATTATGAAATGTGGATTGAAAGATGTGAGTATATGAAAACACAACAACTACCGGAGGATTGGAATGGTGTGTTTATTGCAACAACTAAGTAAGGAGGTGGTCCAATATCTATCGTTTTAACTTAATAACAAGGGAGGTTTATTGTACTTTTACGGAAGACAAAATAAAGAAGTAGATTTAGAAAACTACAAACCAGAGTGGTTAAGAATAAGAAGAAATAAAGATAGAAGGAGAAGGAGGTGCCTAGCGAGATTAGCTAAACTACATTGTACATTGAGAGTTTAAGTTAACTAAATAATAACATAGAGAGAAACATACAAAAAGTATACCAGATGTGTATAGTCAAGTCAGAAACTGAGCTCTCTTAACTTTCGTCCCAAAAGGATTGCAGATACATGGAAACAACAGAACTCAAAGTACAAATTGAAGGCCTTAAAAAAGATGTCGAGAATGTCGCCAATCTAAATGCTCGTTTAGATGTGACTATTGACAAACTTACAGATATTTCATCATCAATTAAATCTATGTTGGCAGTGCATGAAGAAAAGATTTCCAGACAAGAACAAATAGATGAGATTATATTTGACAAACTAAAAGATAGAGCGGGTGAGATAGATACCGTTCACAGAGAATTATCAAGAGAAATCCAGCAAGTCGAAAAACGATTATTAATTGAAATGAAGCAAATAAAGCTTGACATTGGGGCCAGAGTTGGTATACTAGAGAAATATAGATGGATAATTATGGGTGGTGCCATTGTTATCGGTTTCATTATATCTCGTAACTTTACTACATTACTAGAGATGATGAGATAGAATAATCGCTTCCTCCAACTGGAGTAAGTAGGTCCGTGAATAAGCGCCGGAAACCTCGGTGCTATTTTTTATGCTGGAAAGTCGCTCAAACCACGCTTGACAATCGGCTAATATTAATGTATTATATGTGAACTATGTCGAGTTATATTGATTTAAAATTTATAAATGAAATGTCCACGAGGCTTCAGCAATTTAAGCGGAAGTCCGAGTATTTGTACAACTTCCGTTGCCCTTATTGTGGCGACAGTAAGAAGAACAAAACCAAAGCGAGGGCATATTTCTATAGAGTGAAGAATGATATGTTCTTCAAGTGTCACAATTGTGGTGAAGGCCATAATCTGGCTAATGTTATTAAACACATTGACCAGAAGTTACACGATAGATATTTGTTGGAAAGATACAAGAGCTCAGCTCCTTCCACGCAAAAACCAAAAGCTGCATTTGACTTTAAACCAGCTTTTGATAGTAAACCTCAAAAAGATTATCTTAGTCAATTAACTAAGGTAAGTGATTTGAAAGAAAATCATCCTGCTAGACACTATGTCACAGATAGAATGATACCTGAAAATCACTTTGAAAACTTGTATCTTTGTGATAAATTTATGGAGTTTGTTAATAAGGTTAAGCCTCAAACTTTTCCTTTTATCAAAGAAGACCACCCTAGGTTGATTATTCCATTTTTTGATTTAGATGGCAAATTTTTTGCCTTTCAAGGTCGAGCATTTGGTAATGAACAACCTAAATACTTGACAATCAAACTAAAAGATAATAAACAAAAAATCTATGGCCTAGAGCGTGTTAATTTACAAGAACACATTAACATAGTCGAGGGTCCTATAGATAGTTTGTTTGTGAAAAACTGTTTAGCAATGGGTGGTGCCGATATGTATTTTGATAGAATACCGGCAAAAAATATTACATATATATTTGATAACGAACCAAGAAATAAAGAGATAGTTAATAGAATGTACGATGTGATAGATAAGAATTATAATTTAGTAATTTGGCCAGACCATATACAATCTAAAGATGTAAATGATATGGTGATGAGTGGTATGAAGATTGATGAGGTTAATAATCTTATAAGTACCAACACCTTTGCCGGATTAGAAGCGCTGACGAAATTAACCAATTACAAGAAATGTTAGGAGAAATAAATGGTAGATGAAGCAATTAAGGTAGTAAAAAGAAACGGTAGAGGTAGTGAACCTCTTAACATTGATAAGATACACGAAATGGTTGAGTATGCTTGTGAAGACATTGCAGGTGTATCATCATCACAAGTAGAGATGAATTCAGGCCTTCAATTTTATGATGGTATTACTACAGATGAAATTCAACAAATTCTTATTAAGTCGGCTTCAGACCTTATTTCTTTAGAACACCCTAACTATCAATTTGTAGCCGCTAGACTATTATTGTTTGCATTAAGAAAACAAGTTATTGGTAAACTATGGGACCACCCTAATCTATACGAACACACTAAGAAAGGTGTTGAGATAGGTGTTTACGATAAAAATATTTTAGAATGGTATTCAGAGGCAGACTTTGATAGAATGGAAAACTGGCTATCACATGAAAGAGATTACGATTTCACTTATGCTGGTTTAAGACAAGTGATTGACAAATACTTAGTACAAGACAGAAGTAATGGTCAAGTTTTTGAAACACCTCAGTTTATGTACATGTTAATTGCAGCTACTATCTTTAAAGATTATTCAAACGGACAAAGGATGACATATGTTAAAAAGTATTATGACGCAATTTCAAAATTTAAGCTCAATATTCCTACACCGGTTATGGCAGGTGTTAGGACTCCTATTCGACAATACGCTTCTTGTGTTTTGGTTGATGTTGACGACACTCTGCCTAGTATTTTCAGTAGTGACATGGCTATTGGTAACTATGTTGCACAAAGGGCTGGCATTGGTATCAACGCAGGCCGTATCCGTGGAATCAACTCCAGGATTAGAGGCGGTGAAGTCCAGCACACAGGAGTTATACCATTTCTCAAAAAGTTTGAAGCAACAGTCAAGTGTTGTACTCAAAATGGTGTCAGAGGTGGCTCTGCTACTGTTCACTTCCCAGTTTGGCATAAAGAAATTGAAGACATTTTGGTCCTCAAAAATAACAAAGGTACGGAAGACAACAGAGTAAGAAAATTAGATTATTCTATTCAGTTATCTAAATTATTTTATGAAAGATTTATTACTGGTCAAGATATAACTTTATTCTCACCACATGAGGTGCCTGAATTATATGAGGCATGGGGAACAGATAAGTTTGATGAACTGTATGAGATTGCAGAAAGAAAAACTAGTGTAAGTAAAACAAAAGTACCAGCAAATGATTTGTTTGGTTCTATGTTGAAAGAAAGAGCAGAAACAGGTCGTATCTATATTATGAATATTGACCATTGTAATACTCATTCATCTTTCAAAGATAGAATTACAATGTCAAATCTTTGCCAAGAGATTACATTACCTACAGACCCTATTCAACACATTGATGGTGAAGGAGAGATTGCGTTATGTATTTTAAGTGCAATCAATGTTGGTAAAATTAATAGTTTAGATGAACTAGAACCTATTTGTGAACTTGCAGTAAGAAGTTTAGATGAGATTATTGACCACCAATTATATCCTGTTAAGGCTGCCGAAGTATCTACTAAGGCGAGAAGAAGTCTTGGTATTGGTTATATTGGTCTTGCACACTATTTGGCAAAACATAAAGTCAAGTATGGTGACAAAGATGCCTTAAAATTAGTAGATAATTTAACAGAGGCATTTCAGTTTTATCTATTGAAACATTCAAACACTCTTGCAGAAGAAAAAGGCAAGTGTGATTATTTCGATAGAACAAAGTATTCAGACGGCATACTTCCTATAGACACATACAAAAAAGATGTTGATGAGTTGGTGAAACCAAAACTACAATATGATTGGGAATGGCTAAGAAAGAAAATCAAAGAGCATGGACTACGACATAGTACACTTACAGCTCAGATGCCGTCTGAATCCTCTTCTGTTGTATCTAATGCGACAAATGGTATCGAACCACCAAGAGATTATTTAAGTATTAAGAAGTCTAAGAAAGGTACATTAAAACAGATTGTACCACAATATCAGACTTTGAAGAACGCATATACTCTATTATGGGATATGCCAAACAATAATGGATATATAAATATCGTTGCAGTAATGCAGAAGTATTTTGACCAGGCAATTAGTGGTAACTGGTCATACAATCCAGAACATTTTGAAAATGGTGAGGTGCCTATATCAGTTATGGCACAAGACTTACTGAACACCTACAAGTATGGGTGGAAGACTTCTTATTATCAAAACACATATGATAGTAAGAAAGATTTAGACGAACCATCACATCCAATGGGGTGGAAAGATAATGTAGAGGAGAAACCTTTACAAGGTTATGCTAGTGAGATAATGACTAACAAACTTGAAGACGAAGAAGATTGCGATAGCTGTACTATTTAAAGAGGGAAAATAAATGTCGAGAAGTGTACTAAATAAAGAAACCGGTGTAGATTTTACAAAACAACCTATGTTTTTTGGTAAAGAAATGCAGGTTCAAAGATATGATGATATGAAGTATCCAATCTTTGAGAAACTAAACCAACAACAACTAGGTTATTTCTGGAGACCAGAAGAAGTGTCTTTACAGAAAGATAGAAATGATTATCTACAATTAAATGAACAGCAAAAGTTTATTTTTACATCTAATCTAAAGTATCAAACTATGTTAGATAGTGTACAAGGTAGAGGTCCATGTTTGGCCTTCTTACCATTTGTATCACTACCTGAACTAGAAGGCTGTATTGTAACATGGGATTTTATTGAAACAATACATAGTAGAAGTTATACATACATCATCAAAAATCTATATGCAAATCCAAGTGAAGTATTTGATACCATTATGGGTGATGAGAAAATCCAAGAAAGGTCACATTCAATCACTAAGACTTATGATGATTTAATTGAAAATGGTTATAAGTGGGCTCTTAATGAAAAGAGTGTTGACATGTATGAATTGAAAAAGAAAATGTACCTTGCAATGGTAACTGTAAACATCTTAGAAGGCTTGCGTTTCTATGTATCGTTTGCTTGTTCGTTTGCATTTGGTGAATTAAAACTACTTGAAGGTAGTGCAAAGATTATATCTTTTATTGCAAGAGATGAAAGTCAACACCTTGCAATGTCACAAACTATTATCAACAACTGGCATGATAGAAATGATGACAAAGATATGAAAAAGATTTCTAAAGAAGTCCAAGGCGAAGTGTACAAGATGTACGATGAAGCAGTAAATGAGGAAAAACGATGGGCAACATATCTATTTTCAAAAGGCAGTATGATTGGATTATCAGAAAAACTGTTACACCAGTTTGTAGAATACATGGCGAACAGAAGAATGAAAGCAATCGGCCTAGACCCGAAATACGACCAAAAAACAAATCCACTTCCATGGGTAGACCACTGGCTGAATTCAAAGGGTACACAAAACGCACCACAAGAAACAGAGATTGAGAGTTATGTTATTGGTGGTATTAAACAAGATGTAAAGAAAGACCAATTTAAAGGTTTTAGTTTATAAGGATTATGTCAGTATTGGAAAAAAGAAAAAAAAGTTGTTCTTCCTGCGAAACTAAATATACTGTAACATGGGACATTGACGAGCAAGACTTAGAGCCGTTAACTTGTCCATTTTGTGGATATGAGGTAGAGAATGAAGAAGACGAGCTCGAAGAAGTTTGGTCAAACGACAGCGAAGACGAAGATTGGAATTGATTATAGTTTAACAAGTCCTGCCATATGTGTAAATGATGGCAACTTAATGTTTTACTATTTGACTTCTAAGAAAAAGTGGATTGGTAAACAAAGTGAGAATATAATTGGTTATGAACATAAAGAATGGAAAGACCCTATTGAAAGATTTACATACATCTCAGATTTCGCAATCGAAATCATCAAACAAACACAAAATCCAGAAATCTACATTGAAGGATACTCCTTTGGTTCAAAAGGCCAAGGTGTATTTCAAATTGCTGAAAATTGTGGCATCCTTAAATATCGTTTACTTGAAGAAAAGTTTGGTTATAACACAGTTGTACCTAGTGTTGTTAAGAAAGGCGCTACTGGAAAAGGTAACGCAGACAAAGATTTAATGTATGAGGCATTTGTGAAAGAAGTAAAGATTGATTTGAAACAACTATTTGACACAGAGAAAGTGGGCAATCCATTATCTGATATTGTCGATAGTTATTATATACAAAAGGTTGGCTATGAGAATTCACTTATTTAATACTAAATTTGCATCACTACCATTTCTAAATGCGTTTTCAAAAAACCATGATGTCAAAGTTTATAACTCACAAGAAAACGAAAGTGCCAAAGGTAAAGGTGCAGATAGATTTTTAGACTACAGTTGGCCAACATGGGACGGTACACTCGTACATGACGAACCAGTAATATTTCAAGGTCTTGTGAGAGGTACAAAAGAAGTGCATGATGTTGCTGTTTCAGAGGGTACAGATTGGTATTACTTTGACCAACCATACTTCTTTATGAAAGATTATAGACAATCTGATACAGGTGACAGATGGTATCGTATCTGTAAAAACAATACTCAAAAGAACTTCTTAGAAAAATCATATAGAAAAGTAGATAAAAGATTTGATGCTCTTATGTCAAGGTTACCTCAAAATTGTAGAGATGAACTTACACCTAAACCATGGCAGTACGATGGTAAACATATTCTTATTATACCACCTAGTTATCATACAGCATGTTGGTATGGCATAGATAGTATGAAATGGACAGAAGATGTAATCAAAACAATTGCAAAGTATGATAGAAAACATCCAGTAAAAATTAGACAAAAATTTAAAAACGGTGTAAATTGGGGAGAAAAATTAGATAGACCATTAAGTGAAGATTTAAAAGATTGCTATGCTATGGTATCTTTTCATTCTATGTGTGCCGTACAAGCAGTTATGAATGGCATACCTAGTTTTTGTAGTGAACACTCACCTGCTTATCCTGTAAGTTTAGGTTTAGATAAGTTAAATGAAATCAACGACCCATTATATACTGGCGAAAGAGACCATTGGGTAAAAGGATTGATGTGTGCTCAGTTTACAGAAGAAGAAATGAAATC